CCGAATTACAGAAAGGCATTGAATAATGCAAAGAGAAGAGATAGTACAATTTGTTAAGCTCGTTCTAACCAAACGGTTTCACGATGATTTTGAAAAGCAAAAAATCGATGATTCTAATGATCGTAAGCTAAATTTTGCTTGTCCAATTTGCGGAGACTCTCATAAAAAATCATCAAAAAAACGAGGAAATCTTTATTTTGATAGTGAAGCATATAAGTGCTTTAATGATGGGTGCATGGCATATATGTCACTTAGTGAATTTGTTGCCAAATTAAGTAGAGAGCATGGATTACTCTTACCTAGTTTTATAGCAGATGTTGATTATAAACCAGTTCGTATTAAACGAACAGAAAATCCATTACTTAGATTTTTGACATCAGATACTACCGAACTCATAACTATATCAGAAGTCATTAACCGATTTAATTTAATTAGATTAGACTTATCTGAAAACAATACGAAAGCAAAGGAATACATTCATAAACGAAATTTAGATCGTATCTGTGATTATGGTGATGTTCTCTATTCGGATTCTTCAGATAATAAAATACTTATCTTTAATTTTGATAGACGCTCTGGTAAGCTCCTAGGGTTTTCTATGAGGAGTCTTGATCCAAATGCTGAACGCAAGTACATAATTAAATCATATACAGATTTAGCTAACATATTTGTACAAAAAGAGATTGATAAAGATCTAGTAGATGATGCGAATTATTTGAATAACTATTTTAATATTCTAAATGTTGATTTTACTAAACCTATTTGTTTAACTGAAGGTCAATTCGATTCACTTTTTATAAAAAATTGTATTGCTACTACTGGTGTTACTAAAGCTAGAAGTATAATATCTTCGCTTGGAGCAAAATCTGGGATCAGAATACTTTTTGATAGAGATAAAGGTGGAAAAGAGGAAATGATATCTTTAATAAAACAGGGGTATTCAATTCTTTTATGGAACAAACTTATTGCAGATCTTAAAAAATTATGTCACAATAACTCAGACTATATTAAATTATCCGAAATAAAGGACATTAACGACATTTTTAATTTTATTGTTGCTAGAAATTCAATCTATACGGTTTCTGATCTTAATATCTTAATTGAACAATACTTTAGCACGAGCATATACGATCTTATGTATTTATAAATATTCTTGTGAAGCCGCAAGAAGATAAAGGCATAAAATCCTTTCTGAAACCTAGAAATGGCGAAAAGCGACCTAGACAGGGGTATTTTCGACCAGTAAACCCAGACAAATACATGGGTGATATTAATCAAATTATATTCAGAAGTTCTTGGGAATTCAAATTTTTACAATGGTGTGATTTAAGCCCAACTATTCTTAAATATGCAAGTGAACCAGTTGGAATAGTTTATTATAGCCCGCTTGATCATAGACCTCATAGATATTGGGTTGACTTTTATATAATAGTTAGGGACAAAGATGGCGGCGAACACAAATATTTAGTTGAAGTCAAACCCAATAAGTACATAGTACCGCCGCCTAGACCTGATCGAATGACAAATAAGCAAACTGCTAACTATTTGTATGCTGCCAAGCAATATATTTTAAATCAGGCTAAATTCGAAGCAGCTAGAAATTTTGCTACTGACCGAGGAGTTAAGTTTGGAATAATTACAGAAAACTTTCTATTCAAGTCAATATAAAAGAGTATTATGGTACTTAACTCAATAAATGAATTTATTAAAGATGGAACTGTTAAAAGTTCGCCAAGAGATGGGACTGCTTATTATTTTAATGAAGATAGTATTCCAATTAATTATGCAAAATTAGTACCTGGTCACATCTATTCATTTATTTCACTACATTCGGTAGAAGAAGACGACATCCCAAATTTAGATCAATACCAAACTGGCGAAATTCGAAAAAAACCATATTTTGATAGACGCCCAATTTTTCTTTCGTTAGGGCAAGAAGGCCCATTTGAGGTAGGCATTAATTTAAAGATTATGCCATTACTTTTTAGAAAATGGTTTCTTCGTAAGTATTTACAATATATGTATTCTACATTAGAACAATTAGTAGATAAGGATGGCAATTTTATTGAAGTTAATGCTAGAATGCGAATGCCAGAGGTTATGCCATTCTATAAAATAAATCGTGGCTTTTCAAAATTAGTCACAGAACAAACAGGATTTAATGTAGAATTCCTGGTTGATAAATATACAAGAGGTGAGATGGGAAATCCATTAGCATTGATCGATTGGGAATACGTTCCAAATCTATGTAACTTTCAATATATGAATGACGGTTCGATCATATCTAAGACCCCAATCACATACTTCTTGACAAAATTTACGTAATAATACATGGCAGGATTTTTAGAAGGTAATCCAATGAAATCTCTCAGATCTAGGTTAACTGAACTGAGCAGATTTGGGTTAAAGTATGACGATTTATTAATAAAGAATTCACAAGCAATAGGTTTTATTGAAAGCCAACTTAGTGGTGCTGGTGGATTTGCAAATGACGATTTGATGCGGGCAACACTAGCTCTCTCAGATACTACGTCATCTCTTAAAACTAAAGCAATTGCATTTTTTCAATTAGATTATGTTTCTAAGCGAGAAAGACTACGTGATATAGCATCAAACGGCGAAATTGAATTTATTCTTGAGACTATTACAGATGATGCAATAGTTTTTGATGAAGATAATAGATTCTGTTTCGCCAATGACTTAATCGGAGAAATGCAGTATCTTGGTGATAACAAGAAAAAACGATTAGAATATCAAGAGCGTATAATAAATGCATACCAGGCAGCATTTTCTAAAATTTATAGTAGATGGGGTTTTGACCAAGGAATTTCTGCTTGGCAATATTTTTATCAATGGCTTATTGAAGGGCATCTTGCATTTGAAATTATTTATGATGATATTATAAAACCTACAGAAATCATTGGTTTTAAAGAACTTGATCCATCTTCGTTATATCCTGAATTAACCAAGGATAATGAAGGTAAAGTAGTATTGCAATGGATGCAACGAGATCCTTTAACTAAACAAAATCGGTCACTTTCTGATTCGCAAGTGATCTATATATCATATTCAAACCATATGCGAACCAAACGAGTTAGTTTTGCTGAACGACTCGTTCGATCTTTTAATATGTTACGAATCATTGAACACGCTAAAGTTATTTGGCATACAATGCATGCTCCAATTAGACTAGTAACAACTGTTCCAATTGGTACAAAGTCTATGCAGAAAGCAAAAGAAGACGTTAGAGAATTTACAAATACCTTAAAGGAAGATATTTATTTTGATGGAGATTCTGGAGAATTAAAGGTTGATGGAAAGCCTAATGTTCTGTTTTATAAAAATTATGTTGTTCCAGTAAACGATCAACAGCAACAAGTAAAGATTGAACCTTTAGAATATGCAGGTCCAAATCTTTCTGGTTCAGAATTGTTGAAGTATTTTATGGAAAAACTAAAACAAGATTCAAAAATACCTGCTTCCAGATTTAGTGAAGGTGGCGGTATTTTTACACTAACGTCAGAAGGTATATCTAGAGAAGAAATTCGATATAATAAATTTATACAACGATTAAGATCTGCATATAAAGAACTTATAACCAAACCTTTATATTTACAAATGTGTTTGGATGTTAAGGAATTACGAAATGACCCAAAATTTAAAACTTCAATTGGTGTTGTTTGGTATAATGATAATGTATTTGAAGAAATTAAAAACCAAGATCTTCTTAATAAGAGGATTGCTGCTATTAACGCACTTAAGGCAATTACGAATGATGCAGGAGAAGCGTACTTCTCATCAGACTTTCTCGTTAAAGAATATCTTAAACTTAGTGATCAAATCATTCAAAAGAATAAAGATTATTTAGCAAAATCTGGTGGAAAAACGTCAGAAGGCCAAGAGGCTGAGGTTATGTTACCTGCTTCAGGTGGTGTAGCACCACAAGAGCCACCAGTTGATGACACTGGACCAGCTAGTGAATTTTCAAGTGAAATTGGTAAAGTCGGCGGCGGCTTATAATAAGTACAGTTTTTTGTAGAACATTTTTTTTTTTTATTTTTGTACCATGGATACTGTAATAGAACAGATTCTAGAGAAAGTGAGAAGAATTTCACTAACTCATCCTGAAGGAGAGAAATTTTTTGATGCACTAGATGAAGAATTGAATACAAGTTCATCTAACGAGATGTACGAAGCTCTTCTCAAATTAGTTCCTGACTCATATACTATTATCATTAGTGGACGTTTTGGAAAGATTTTTGCACAGAAGATAGATGATGGAGAGATATCACGAAGACCATATGTTCTATTCGAAGGGGGAATCAGAAAAGGCGGAAGATTAGAAATTCTTAAGGAATCTGGTGTTCTATCAAGTAGAGCATATTTTTTAGATGATTCTATATACGGAGGTCTAACTTTTCGTCTCATTAAGAATTTTTTATGGGAAGAAGATGGAATAGATGTGCAAAAATGTGGAGTCATTTATGATGGATGCCCCATAAAGAAGCCTGATGTAGAAGCACTTTTCCGTTATTATGATCATTTTGAAGCAAAACCCAATTACAAATTCTAAAAGGAAAACATATAACGTAACACCTTATGATAATTATGATACACTCTTGGATTAAAAAACTGAAAACACTAGGTATATACAATGTTATGTGCCGTTTTTTATTTTTGATCATCATACCAGTTTGGTTGTTAAACTTGGTTTTTGCGTCTATTATGATATTACCATATTGGCTTTTTACAGGGAAAGCATTCTATGAAACTAAAATGTTTAAAGGGTTTACCGATTGGTTATATCGGTTATCTCGTATTTAAAAGGTTTTTAACAAACGCAAACGCATGAATTATAAAGTAGAAGGATTGAACGATCTGTCAAAACAGTTCCACGAATTTCAGGTAAATGCAGGATTTACTGATTCAAATATTACACAACGCTTAATGCTTGTAGTTTCAGAAGTGGCAGAAGCATTTGAAGCTTTTAGAAAAGATCGGTTTGCAAGGATTGAAGAATATGAAAAACATTATGCAAAACACATAAACACCGATCAAAAAAAGATGGGATTTGAAACTCATATAAAAGATTCGTTTGAAGATGAAATTGCTGATTCCATTATTAGACTTCTAGCTATGTGTGCAGAAAATAATATTGATATCGAAAAGCACATTAAGTTGAAAATGGAATATAATGAACAAAGAGGCTTTAAATATGGCGGTAAAAAGTTTTAATGGCTATAGTA